CGGAAACCTAAAAGGAACTGCACAAAATGCTACTTCGGCATCGTATGCCGTAACAGCCTCATATGCTCACTTTGCCGCTACACCAACAGTACAGGGAGTTCAAGGACTACAAGGAAGACAAGGTACTTCTGGTGTAAATGGATCTCAAGGTACTCAAGGAATCCAAGGACTACAAGGACTACAAGGAAGACAAGGAACCACAGGTATTCAAGGTACCTCAGGGACTAACGGAAGCCAAGGTATAACTGGTGCTCAAGGAGCAATAGGAAGCCAAGGAACTAGTGGAACAAATGGAGCACAAGGTATTCAAGGTATATTAGGAAACACTGGAGCTCAGGGAACTACTGGAGCAAGTATACAAGGAACAACTGGACAAACCGGAGCTCAAGGAACTACCGGATCTACAGGATCACAGGGAACAACTGGATCTACAGGTAGTCAAGGTGTAACTGGTATCCAAGGAACTACAGGTACAACAGGTTCTCAAGGAACTACTGGAACAACCGGAGCTCAAGGTGTACAAGGATTGCAAGGTAGACAAGGTACAGCAGGTTCAAATGGTGCTCAAGGAGCTACCGGAGCACAGGGTAGTACAGGTTCTCAAGGTACAACTGGTACTCAAGGAGTACAAGGAACACAAGGTGTTCAAGGAACTAATGCAGGTATTACTTCTTATACAAATGCTTCTGATAATAGAGTATTGACTTCGGTTAATAGTTCAACTATTAATGCTGAGAGTAATTTAACGTTTGATGGATCTAACTTCTACAATTACGGAGGAGCTAGTTTTGTGCAAAGTGCATATCCGTACATACAGTGGAACGACACTTACGGAGGGACAACTAAAATCGCATGGATGCAACTAGGGGTTACCTTAGGAGGATCAGGAGCAACTGGAGGAGGGTATTTAACAACCTATTCTCAAGATAAACCATTTGGTTGGACAGTGGGTGCTGCTCAAGGAGCAATGACAATTGATACCTCAGGAAACGTACAAGCGCTTGCTTCTCATAGAGCTCCTATCTTCTACGATTCAGATAATACAGGATACTACTTAAATGGTGCTGGTCAATCCTATTTTTCTAAATTAAGATTAAATGCTGACTGGGGAGGAGCTGGAGCTGATGATGCTCAGTTTAGTATTAGAGCTACATACCCTTCTATTACATTTAGAAGTACAGTAGCAAACACTATGTGGCTACGTCATATGGATGGATCAGGAGAAATTCAACACTACGCTGCTACAGATGGTGTTGATTCTGTCAACTGGGGAATAAAACATACTATGTATAAGAGCGGGATATTCTTCTCAGCTGCTTCAATGCGTACCCCTATATTTTACGATTCAGACAATACCGGATACTACGTAGATCCATCATCTACAAGCAACTTAAATACATTACAAACAGCCGGAACAGGGCTTATAGGAGGTATATTGAGTATAGGAAATAGTACAAATACTAAAATAAAGTGGGGAGGAAATACTTCTCCAACATTAGGCCTTCCATTTACTGGAGCAGCTAATGCACTATGGTTAGAAGTAAATGACGGAGATACAGGAGGAGTTGTTATTGATAACGAAGGTGTAACAGTGTTTGGAGCAGGAGATACTGGGTATGTATTTAGAGTTATAGATGAAGATGCATATCAAGGAAACTCGAATGTAACAAACTCTACAACATTTCAAATAAATCAAGGCCAGAATGGCGGAGGTTACATGCGAGGTATATTTGAAGTTACAGACTATCTGACAGCAGGAAATAGTGCTAGAGCACCTATCTTCTACGATTCAAACGATACATCGTACTATGTAAATCCAAACTCAACAAGTATAATGAGTGTGGTGCAACCTTATTATTTAAGAAGGAGTACACACAGTACAGGTCATTTAGAGGGTTCATACAACAATATCGGAGGAAACTCAGCCAATAGTAACCCGATATACACAATTGGGTCATCATATAACCCATCAGATAGCTCTTTAGGAAATATGTATGGTATAGGATTTGCTCATCCTAACTTTTGGGGAAGTGGTAAAACGTCAAGTTGGGGTATGTATGTTGCAGAAGGTGGTACTTTTGTAGTAACATTAGGAGGAGGATCAACCTCTATCTGGGCTGCAAATGACATTGTAGCCTATTCAGATATACGAGTTAAAGACAATATTGAAGTAATAGAAAATGCAATAGATAAGATAAAAGCAATCCGAGGAGTTACCTTTACTAGAAAGGATGCTTTAGAAGAAGATAAGGATAAAAGACATGCAGGAGTTATTGCACAAGAAGTAATGAAGGTACTACCAGAGGTAGTTACAGGAACTGAAGAAGATAAATATTCAGTAGCATACGGTAACATGGCCGGACTATTTATAGAAGCAATAAAAGAACAACAAACACAAATAGACGAATTAAAACAATTAGTAAAACAATTAACACAAAAATAAAATGGCAATTACTTACACTTACCAAATTCACGAACTAAAAGCAGTACCTACAGTAGGAGACTTAGAACAAGTAATCACAGAAGTAAGATATGCTTACATCGGAACAGACGAGAATAACATCACATCAACCTATCCAGGTGCAACAGCACTTCCAACTCCAGATTCAGCAGACTTTACACCAATAGATGAGCTAACAGAAGAGCTAGTAATTGAGTGGTTAGAAGCAAATGCTAACCTAGAAGTAATGCAAGCTGCAATCGAAGCTCACATCGAACAACAATCAGGTGTTATTTATAGAGGAAGCACACTACCATGGGCACCAGCAGAACAAGCACCAGTATCAGGATCAATCTAATAAACAGAAATAAGAAATGGCAATCACTTACACATTCAAAGTAAACAAAATTGAAGTAGCTCCAGCACTTGGAGAATTAACAGACGTAGTAACAAGAGTTAGATACGACTATAAAGGAGTAAACGAAGACGGTATCGAAGGTACTTTTGCAGGAGTTACACCAATGCCAGCACCAGGAGATGCAGAATTCAAACCTCTAGCAGAACTAGTAGAAGCAGATGTAATCGAGTGGTTAGAAGCACATGCTGATAAACCTCACATGCAAGAAAGAATTCAAAAACAAATCGATGGTCAAGTTGAACCTAAATATGTAGATACTCCATTACCATGGGCACCTGCAGAGGAAGCACCAGTATCTGGATCAATTTAATAAAAAAAAAATAATAAAATGGGATTTATAGTATCACAATCAATTGAGACCTTCTTTGGAGATCAACTAGATAGTTTCTATGTTAGAATAGAGAACTACCAGTTAGACAAACTAAGAGGTGCTGTAGGGACAACAATAGGACACTATGAGACACCAGAAACAGCTGCACTAGTTTTTCCTAAGTATGCAGAGGATACTCCTGGACCTTATGGTAGGATACCTGTTTCAATGTCCTATAATGGAGAGTGGAAAGAGTATCCTATGTGGTACAACTTCCCTGTAACAGCAAGTGTACTAGTTACTGAACCGTTTACATCATCATCATTCCACACAGAATTGGTTGATTATATCGACTTCGATGAGAATGGAGACGAGGTAGTAAGACAGAGAGAAGAGCAGTTTGAAACAATCACCTCAGGAAGTAGGGAGGTGCAGAAGACCCTTTTAGATATACAGCTAATAACAGGCAGCATATATGAGTACTCTTATGCAAAAGTAAAAGAGGTGTATTCTGAGATGTTTGGAAGTGAAAATATAATAGACGAGATATAATGGGATATACTGACATACCTTCCACCAACCAAGCCCTGATAGGGACATATGGACAGTTTTACAATAGAAGTAGTAGTAGTTTTAGTGGTATTTTTAACTTTTCCACTTATCCAAACCGTGCACTCAGTAGTCTAAACATGAGATACGTAGTTGGAGGACGTTGTCTGTACTTAAATATAGCAAGTAGTAATCCAACAAAAGGATCAGTATCAATAACATACCCCTGGAGCGAAACATCCATAACAACTAGTACAATAGGAAACAACAGACAAGTACTCACTCAGATATACGGCTATATGGATATAAGGTGTAATGTTAATTACGGGTATTCCTTTAAAGGGTGGTATACGTTACCTTCAAGCGGTACCTTAATAACTACTCAGAATCTATATAGTGTATTCACTTCCGATTACCAAGGAGTATGGTATGCACAATTCAACTAATGCATGGAAGCAATTTGGGTTTTAGAGAACGTAAAAGAGGATAAATCATTCTATAGCAAACTGGAGCTACTTATTTTAGTAGCTTCAATTTGTTTATGGAAAAAGCATCACCCTAACCATAACACAGCTATATACTGTGATGAGATGACAAATGGTGTGTTATCTAAGTTAGGAGTATTAGGTTTGTGGGACGATGTACGTCACTTATCGTATCCTGAGAAAATAAATCGAGAGGTATTTTGGTCAAGTTGTAAGACCAAAGTAATAAGCGAAACCCAAATACCACTAGTAGTAGTTGATCATGATTTTCTAATCTATACAAATATAGATGAGCACTTAAAGGACCAAGTTGTGTTTACCTACAACGAGCAAGCAAACAACTGGTATCCAAAAGAGAACAACAAAGCAAATAGATCACTAACCAATCCAATTGAGTATGTGAATAATCTTGCAGCTAACGTCAGTCTACTGTATCTACCGGATCCTAAATTTACTAGAGAGTATGCAAAACAGACTCTTCAAAACCACGTAGAATTATCAGCAATGTACATAGAGGACTTATCTGCAAACTATATGATACTATCAGAGCAGCTAATGCTTAAACAGTGGCTAAGTAAAAGAGAAATACCTCACCAATCACTTTGTAAGAATATTTGGGACTGTAACAGTATCGGATACACGTTAGATGAGGTTGAAAACGGCATTTGGAATTACAAAGAAGTATCGCTATATTGTAAACACTATGGAGTAGATAAAGCTCGTTTCAAAGAAAACCAAGAGGGATTTGATTACGAAAAAGAAATACAATTTCTATACAGATGTATCAAGTCAAGTAAATTACACAACGTAGAACAGTTACAGGAAAAAATTAAAGTTATAAACAATGTATAGTTATGAAAGCAATACACGTAAATTGGACAGCACCCTTCTTTCATAGAGAAAGGTTAAGAGGTCATGGATTTCGTACAACCAGAGATATTGCGTCACATACATACGATATACCGGACTACCAAGCACTGTACACAATACTTTCAGCCCTACGATGGAAATACCATAACGGACCTATTAAATTATACACAGATTCAGTAGGACTTAGCTTTTACAAGCAATTAGGGGTTTTAGATATGTACGATGAAGTTAACATTGAATTCCTAAATAATATACCACCAGTAGATCCTGCTTTGTTTTGGACAAGTGGTAAGATACAAGCACTGGTTAATGAACAGGCACCTTTTGTATTCTTAGACCAAGATTTTATAGTTAGAGATGAAGTCCCTGAGAGTTTGTATAAAGGGGATATAGGAATAGGTCATTGGGAAATACCTAGAGGACATTACTACTTTACAGAAGAACAGTGGCAAAGGGAGATTAACCACATGCCTTTTCCTAAGAATTATAACATTAATGCATACTCTCCTAATACATCATTTTTGTACTTTAGTAATAATAAAGTGATCGAAGAGTATGTAGATTGGCATAAAAAGATGATCACATCTGACGGTAATCAAATACCGGAATGGTTTTGGTTAGCAACAGATCAAGGTATATTGGGACATGTAATTCGAGAAGGAAAATACAACACAACTACCTTAACAGATAGGGTATTTCTAGCAGACAACGATTACGGAAACAAAGACACACAGAATCAAGGACTGTCAGAACAGTGGTATTATCCAATGAGTCATGATAAAGAAAAGGATAAACTAGATTGGGAACACGTATGGTTAGCTAAAATAGTATACGGATTACAACCAGAATTACTTGAATTTGACACTCAGAGATTCTTTAATGAAATAAAAGCACTGCAAGGGGAGGAGTACTTACAACACCCTCGATTTGCAAAATACTGGAAGAATGGATAACGAGATACTAATAGTAAGAGCATTGTGGGGAGATACTCCTCGAGCACTAAAAGAGGTGCTTCCTTGTCCTATCTTTAAAAATGAAGTAGTATATGTTTGGGGAACTGCTAATGAGCAAATGCTTAACAGTAGGGGATTTAAAACTATATTAATGCAGCAAGAGAGCAGCTGTGCTAAATACTCAACTATACATACACAGTATTACCATAAGCTAGAAGCTATACAGAGAGCAAATAATGAGTATGGTGAATTTATATTCTTAGATTGGGACTGCTTTATACTGCGTCCATTGGATGACTACTTCTACCAAACACTAAGAGAAGGTAATGATGTGCAGGTACCGGTATATGCTTATGATGATATTAAGTATTTAGGAATCACTAAGCTGATAATGGCCCAAAACAAACACCTACCTAAACCAATAATTTCAGAAGAGCTAAGACTGTATATGCTATCGCAAGAGCAGCAACTAAGAAAGTATAGCTGGAAGGAACCTAATATGCTTATCTCTCCTAACTTTGGATTCTTCTATACAAGAAGACCTAATATAGGAAACGAGTTGGTGGATATAAGTATAAAAAATAATCTTGAAAACTGTATTGAAGAGCATGCTATGTTTCTTTGGGCAGATTGTTCTTTAGATCATTTTATAAAAAAATACGAACCCAAAGTACTACAGGGAACAGCAGATGAGACTAGGACCTTGCTGTACGACTATAATTATAACGTCGATCCTGTAATTAAGATTAATAAGTACGTAGCAACCCTAGTAAAAAAGGACATATACCTAAAACACATCTAGTATGCACTTTAAACAACCACTCATACAAACATCAAACGAGCACGTATTTCACTTAGCTCCAATTCCTGTATACCAAAGAATATTTGATGACGTACTAACAGATAGAGTATATCAATTAGGATTGGACACTCTTACAGATACCCAGAAGAGAATGGGACAGGAATTACCTCAGCAGTATGATACAGAGAGACAATCTACCTATCAAGTAAGTTACGACAGACAAGATCAATGGGTAGAGGATCATGAGTTCCCACCTATTGGAAGTAGATTCTATACTCCACCAAACGACTTCTTAAACAATACAGACGAGGATGTGCAGATTATAAGAAGGAGAATAGAAGGAGGATTTTTACAACTACTTAAATCAATACAAGTAGAAGCAAAAAGCAAACCTACCATAACTGAGAGTTGGTTACAATACTACGATCCATACTCAGGTAGAGGACACAATGCACATAACCATTGTAGATGGCATCACGAAGAAGCTAAGCCAATCATGTTCTCAGGGGGATATTACTTGTCTGATGGTGATCCAATTCAAGACCATCCATATAGTGGTGTATTCTCTTTTCACATCAGAGGTATGAAATATTACATAAGACCTAAGAAGGGAATGCTAATCATCTGGCCATACGACATAGTCCACTCAGTAGAACCATTCTATGGTAAACAACATCGAGCAGTAATTAACTTCAATATACAGGTTGGATAATGTAAAATAGTTTTGTATATTATATAAAAACACTTAATAAGTTATATGTTAGACAATTTTTGTAAACAGGTCATAGATAATGGAGGGTTTATTAAACCTCTAATTCTTCCAAGTTCTCAAACCCAAGGACTACCTCAAATTAATCCATCTATTCTAGTAGAGGGAGACGACATCTACCTAAACTTGAGACACATAAACTACATGCTGTATCATAGTGAAGGTGAGCAGAAATTCCAAAGTAAATGGGGACCATTAGCGTACCTAAACCCTGAGGATGATATTACCCTTACAACCACCAACTACCTATGTAAACTAGATCCAAATACACTAGAAATAGTGTCATCTGCAAAAGTAGATACAACTAAGTTGGATGTAAAACCACTTTGGGAGTTTGTAGGACTAGAGGATGTTAGAATAACTAAATGGGATAACAAGCTACTATACTCAGGAGTAAGGAGAGACACTACAACAAATGGGGTAGGTAGAATGGAACTATCACAAATAGTGAACAATGCAGAGGTAACTAGAAATAGAATTGAACCACCTGCAGATACGTATTGTGAGAAAAACTGGATGCCTATTGTGGATATGCCGTACCACTACGTTAAGTGGACTTTCCCTTTAGAGATCGTTAAAGTAGATCCAGTTACTAACACATCAGAGACAGTAATCCTTAAAGAAAATACTAAGGAGTTCGCTAGGGATGTAAGAGGAGGATCACAAGTAATTCCTTTTGGAGATTATAGGATAGCACTTACACATGAGGTTGATCTTTGGAACAACGAGAATGGACGTAAGGATGGACAATACTACCATAGGTTCATAGTTTGGGATAAGGACTGGAATGTCGTAACCGTTACTGAGGACTTTAAGTTCATGACTGCAAGAATTGAGTTTGCTTGTGGAATAGCACTACATAGGGGTAAAATGCTAGTTACATTCGCATTCCAGGATACAACTTCATTTCTACTAGAGATACCAGTAGATTACCTTAATACCTTTTTAGGATTAGAGCACAATGAGTATACAGGTAAAACTAGACAAGAGGGGTTGATTGCAGACTACCTTAACAATCCATTCGATCCAACACTTAACTTTCAAGTAGGGAGATACTACGAACACACACAAGACTACTCATCAGCATTATCGTTCTACCTAAGAAGTGCAGAATATAGTGATGAACCCTACACAGCATTAATTAGGGTAGCAAAGTGTATCGATAAACAGGGAAGAAGACCCTATAGTGCAAAACATGCTTACCAAAATGCATTAGCAAACGATCCTACAAGACCTGAGGCCTACCTATACTTAAGTATGTGGTATGAATCAAAACAAGAGTGGCAAGATGCATATGTAATGGCAAGTATGGGATTGACACATGGGCACTCACAACCAAGCATACTAGATGCGGACTACTTGGGAAGCTATATGTTAACCTTCCAAAAAGCAGTAGCTGCTTGGTGGATTGGTAGAACAATGGAGGCAAGGGAGTTATTGCAGGAGCTAGTTCTACAGAGAGATACCATGACTCCAAGGTATGTTGAGTTAGTACAAAACAATATCACATCACTAGGATCAGGACCAGATCCGTTCCTAAGATATACATCATCGATGCACTCATCTTTACGATTCAAATTCAAAGACTCAGATAAGATTGTAAGCAACTACTCTCAGACATACCAAGATATGTTTATTCTTTCAATGTTGGATGGTAAGAAAAAAGGTACGTACTTAGAGATAGGAGCAGCAGATCCTTTTCATGGAAACAATACAGCATTGCTTGAAAAGAACTATGGTTGGACAGGAGTATCGTTAGAGATTCTACCACATGAGGTAGAGAAGTTTAAAGCACAGAGAGCAAACAAAATAGTACTAACAGATGCTACAAAAGTAGACTATGACGTATTTATTGAAGAGAACTTCGAAACAACAGATATCGATTACCTACAAGTAGATTGTGAACCACCATCAGTTACGTTGGATATTCTAAAGATGATACCACTAGACAAGTACAGGTTTGCAGTGATTACTTTCGAACACGACTACTATGCAGATGTAACTAGATCATATAGAGAAAAGTCAAGAGAGTATTTACAATCAAAAGGATACAAATTAGTAGTATCGGATATAGCACCAAATAACATCTCAAATTATGAGGATTGGTGGGTACATCCAGACTTAGTTGATCCAGTCATATTAACTGGTATGGAGGATACGAGTGATAGAATTAAGAACGCAGAAAAATACATGTTAAATAAATTAAATTAAAACAATGGAGATAGTAAAAAAACTAACAGAAAAAGAGTTAAAAGAAGTAAGAGAAGTTCAAGACAAAACTCATTCGGCAGTAATTGAATTAGGTCAAATCGAATTGGCTAAATTACAATTAAAATCAAGAAGAGAGTCAGTAGAGGCATTCTTGTTAGAAGTTGTAGCTGAAGAAAAAGAGATTGCAAAACACTTGGAAGAGGCCTACGGAAAAGGATCAATCAACCTACAAACAGGTGAGATTACTTTAGTACCAGCAGAGGAAGTACCTGCAGTATAAATCTAAACGTACATATAGGATAAAAAGGAGGGTTTCGACTCTCCTTTCCTATTTATTGTAGAGAACAAGCCCTGTAACTAGTGTGAAGGGTTTCCCAAAATCCCAAGATATTTATATTAAATTAAACACAAATTAGAAAAACATGGCAGAATCAATTATCTCTCCAGGAGTATTTTCAAGAGAAAATGACATCTCGTTTATACAACCACAGCCAATTGCGGCAGGAGCAGCGTTTTTAGGACCTACTGTAAAAGGACCTTATGATCAGCCTACTGTTGTTACATCTTATAATGAGTATGTAAGAAAGTTCGGCGATACATTCCTTTCAGCTTCTAAAAGCTATGAGTTCTTGACTTCTATTGCAGTTAAGAATTACTTCTCAAATGGAGGACAAACAGCATTAGTAACAAGAGTGGTTTCTGGATCATACACAGCAGCAGCAAATACATTCTTATCAGCATCATCTACTCACATAGATCAACCTTTCACTTTCGAAACTATAGGAAAAGGCGCTCTTTATAACAATGCATTAGCACAGACTTCAGCAGTAGTTGGAGCTTCTACTTACATCAATTCAGATGGATCATTGGTATCTGGATCAAAAGAGAACGTAAGATGGGAAATCGCTAATGTAAATGCAGACAAAGGTACTTTCTCTTTACTTGTTAGACAGGGAGACGATAGTGCTAATAATAAGACTATCTTAGAGACATTTAACGTAGACTTAGATCCAAACTCTCCAAACTATGTAGAAAGAGTAATTGGTAACCAAACAGTTACCTATGATGGAGTATCATCTAACAGAGTAGTTGGAGAATATCCAAATAGATCAAACTATATTAGAATAACTGCAGTTAATCATCCAACACCTGACTACATTAAAACAGATGGAGTAAGTGTAGGAGTGGATGCGAACAACGTTTCTTACGCAGCATCTTTACCAAAAGCAACATCAGGTTCATTCTACAATGCATCTGGAGCTATAGCAGGTGGAGCCAACTTGTTTAGTTCAATCGGAACATCAGGCAACATTCAAGGATTAGTAGCAGCTAACTATACAAATGCAGTTAACTTGTTATCAAACAAAGACGACTTCCAATTCAACGTTATTGCAGCACCAGGTCTTATCAACGATAATCCAAACGGAGCTACAGTATTGGCTAATGTAGTAGCTTTAGCAGAGGATAGAGGAGACTGTATCGCAGTAGTGGATTTAGTTGCAACAGGTTCAACAGCAGCACTAGCAGTAGCAGAAGCAGCAGGAATCAATAGTTCATATGCAGCAAGTTACTGGCCATGGGTACAAGTTCAATCAGCTACAGGTAAAAACGAATACGTTCCAGCAGGAACAATGATTCCAGGAGTATACGCTTTCACAGATGCATCTTCAGCACCATGGTTTGCACCAGCAGGTCTAGTAAGAGGAGGAATCGGAGGAGTAATCCAAGCAGAGAAGAGATTAACTAAAGCAGAAAGAGATACTCTTTACGCAGGAAAAGTTAACCCAATCGCTTCATTCCCAGGAACAGGTATTTCAGTATTCGGACAAAAAACATTGCAAACTAAAGCATCAGCATTAGATAGAGTAAATGTAAGAAGATTGTTAATCGAACTTAAGAAATTCATTGGTGATCAAGCTCGTAACTTAGTATTCGAACAAAATACTATCGCTACAAGAAACAAATTCTTAGCTACAGTAAATCCTTACTTAGAATCAGTAGTACAAAGACAAGGTCTTTATGCATACAGAGTTGTAATGGATGATTCAAACAACACAGCAGATGTTGTAGACAGAAACCAATTAGTAGGTCAGATCTTTATCCAACCAGCTAAAACAATTGAATATGTAGTATTAGATTTCGTAATCGAACCAACAGGAGCTACTTTCGGATAAGATTTGATAAACATAGATATTTATAATTAAATAAGTAAAAAATAAAATGGCAGTATTAGATCCAAACGAAATAATGTTCAGAGCCTTCGAACCAATGGTTCAGCACAGGTTCGTAATGTATATAGATAATATCCCAGCTTTTATGGTTAAAAACGTAAAAGCACCAAACTTCACAGATTCAGAGATCAAACTTGATCACATTAACTCTTACAGAAAAATAAGAGGAAAAAGAAACTGGGAGAACATGGATATGACTCTTTACTCACCAATCACACCTTCAGGGGCTCAAGCAGTAATGGAATGGGCTCGTCTAGGATATGAATCAGTAACTGGTAGAGCTGGTTATTCTGATTTCTACAAAAAAGACTTAACACTTAACATCTTAGGTCCTGTAGGAGATATCGTAGGAGAATGGATCATTAAAGGAGCTTTCTTAACAAAAGGTGACTTTGGACAGTTCGACTGGACTTCTACTGACGGAATTGTAGAGATAGGAATTACAGTAGCAATGGATTACTGTGTATTGAACTACTAATACATTACCAAATACAAAAACAAGAGCCTGGCATTAGTCAGGCTTTTTTTTATAAAAAAGTTGGTATAAAGAAAAATAGTTTGTATATTTAGGTATTAATATTAAATAAATATAATATGTGGATTGCTATTTTTGTTTTTTGTATATGTAACTGCATATCATCTGCAGGGTACTTAAGGTTTTTCAAAATAGATACCAACACACGTTACGTAGTACTTACAGGAGCTACTACCATACTGACACTAATTCTTCCAGCAATGTTCCCACAATATGCTGTATGCATCCTATTCTTCTTTTTAGTGTACAACATTATAGGTTACGCAATTTGCTAGTTGCTATTTAATTTTTTTTTTCATATATTTATATATAAACAAATAAGATCTATGGAACAAAAATTTAAACTACCAACTGAAATGGTAGAGTTACCTTCTAAAGGATTACTATACCCAAAAGAATCCCCACTATCCTCAGGAGTTATTGAGATGAAGTATATGACTGCAAAAGAGGAGGATATTTTATCAAATCAAAACTACATAAAACAAGGAATAGTTATAGACAAGCTTCTACAATCTCTAATCGTAACCCCTATAGATTACAGTCAGTTGCTAACAGGAGATAAGAATGCGATAATGATAGCTGCAAGGATACTATCTTACGGTAAAGATTATGAGTTACAGTATAATGGATCTAATGTAACAGTTGACCTATCTCTAATAAAAAGTAAGGAGTTGGATGAAACGTTATATACAAAAGGTAGAAATGAGTTTACATTTACTCTGCCTACTACACAAAATGTCGTTACTTTCAAGATACTGACTCATGCAGATGAGAAGGCTATAGAGCAGGAAATAAAAGGTCTTCAAAAAATTAATAAAGACAATATAGCTGAAGTAACAACAAGACTAAAGAGAATCATAACATCAGTAAATGGATCATCAGAAACGAAGGATGTTAGAGCGTTTGTAGATACGGCATTGTTGGCTAGAGATGCACGAGCCTTAAGAGAGGAGTACACCAAAGTCAACCCAGATATTGATTTAAAGTTTACCTACACAAACCTAGACGGCGAAGAGGAGGACGCTGACTTGCCTATAGGTATTACCTTTTTTTGGCCAGACGCCACAAGATAGGTTATTACTATTTAAGGAAATACATGAGATATGTTTTTGGGGACAAGGAGGATATTCCTGGGAAACAGTATATAGTATGCCAATTTGGCTAAGAAAGTTCACTTTCAATATACTCAAAGACCACTATACACCAAAAGAAACATCTCCGGTACCTACAAAGATTCCCGACCAAGTAATAAAAGTACCAGACTACGTAATGAACCAAGTATCTAGAACCTCTACAAAGTAGAGGTTCTTACTATTTATAGGTATAGAAACTACCAAAAGCTATGGCAGAATTAGAAGGATTTAGTGATGACTTGTTAAGAAACGTACAGAGTGTACAGGACTCTATGCTCGACATATCTAGTAGTACGGCAAGGTTTAGCAGGGAACTACGAAATGCAGGAGAATTACAAACAGATATTGCAGGCGCGTATAGGGGGATAAGAGAGTCCGCAAACAAAGTAGCTGAGATACAAGAAAGAGCTAAAAAGAGTTCCAAAGGAACGGCTGATGCAATAGCTCAGCAAAATAAACAAGCAGACATTGCTAGACAATTAAACTTAAAGATAGATGCACTGTACGCTAGAGCAAACTCTACAACAGGAAGTGTACGTGAAAACCTACTTAAGCAAGCACAAAACTTAGCTAATGCAAGAGACAATGCGAAGGAGTTGGCAAAGAGCTACCAACAAATTGCAGAAGACTCTGCTAGATTGGATAAGGCAAGTACCTTCTACGACAAAATGTCTCAGGTAATGAAAGGAGTTCCACTACTTAAGAACCTCTCAGGACCGTTTGAGAAAGCTGCTGAAGCAGCAAGAAAGACTGCACTAGAGAACGCTAAAAACGGAACAAACACTAGCACAATGGCTTCTGGAATGGGAGCTTTTAAAGATAGCATAGGAGAGTCGTTAGGATCTCTTATAAAAGGATTTGGTTGGATAACTTTAATAGGTTCGGCAGTTAAATTCTTCGTAGAGCTACTTGTAGGAGCTCAAGAAAGGACAGTTGAGATAGCAAAAGACCTTTCTATAACAAGAGAAAGCGCAGAAGGAATCAGACAGCAGTACATAGCTATCGCAGCAGGTAGCAGTAACCTCCTTGTCAACACAAAAAGCCTTGTAGAAGCTCAACAACAATTCTCAGAGTACACACAAGCAGTTAGTTGGAATACTCAAGGAGCTTTAGAAAATCAAGTATTCTTAACTAAGAATTTAGGAATCGCAGCAGATAAGGCTGCCGATTTTAACTACATGATGGAAGCTACAGGACAGAATATAGAAGGATCTACGGATATGGTAGGTGCAATGTCTAAGTCGTTTTCTAAGATCTATGGTAATACAGTTCCTACAGCTAAGATACTAAGAGCAATAGCCAATACTAGTAAAGAAATACAGGGGTATTTTGGATTTAGTGTAAAGAGTCTAGCACAAGGTGTATTAGTAACCTCTCAGTTTGGATTAGAGCTTGAAAACGCATTGGCTGTAAGTAAGTCCCTACTAGACTTCGAATCATCAATAAGCAATGAGTTAGAATTAGAACTACTAACAGGGAAAGAGCTTAACCTAGAAAAAGCTAGGTCAAAAGCACTATCAGGAGACATTGCAGGTGCAACAGCTGACATAATGACGCAGATGCAGCAGCTTACAGAGGAGCAAAGAAAGAATCCTCTAATCATGGAGAGCATGGCTAAGACTACTGGACTCTCAGCAGACCAATTAAACAGGGCTTACCTTGTTAATAGGAAGTTGAATGGGGAAGCTAAGAAGTACTACGACCAGCTTATTTCCCAAGGAAAGGTTAAAGAAGCGAATAACCTAATAGATCAATTGGGAGAAAAGGCAACCAAAGCTGAGATGGAGAAAACAATAACAGCTCAAGATGCTTTTAATGCAGCACTAGAAAAAGCAAAAGATCAATTCTCAGGACTTGTATCATCGGGAGCTTTGGATATGCTAGTTGACGTTATTGTAGACTTTGCTAAGACTATGAAGTCTTGGGGATTTGGAAAATCAGCAGGAGAGCAGAGAGTTGATACACAAGCCAAAGCAGCACAATCAACTATAGGTGCAAAATCGAACGATACCCAGAAAGCTACATTAGAAAAACTAAGAGTACAGGCAGGAGGAACTTCAGAAGGATTTTTCAAAACATCTACACAGAGGGAGGTTGATTCGCAGATATTTGCACGAGCAGAAAAAATGAACATAGATTTTGAGCAAGCAAAAGAGCAAATTGCACAAGAAGCTGCTAAAAAACTAGAAGAGATTAAATCAGGAGCAAGATCAATCAATCCAAATACAGGCAAAACCGAAGTTAAGGTAAAGGATTTTGTACTCAAACCGTTAGGAGAGGACACCATTACAATGGCAGGAGGAACTAAGTTAGGAGGAAATGTGGAAGCACTACTGCAAGAGCTTATAGCTGCCGTTAAACAAGATAAGCCAGTTCACTTAGATGGACAAAAAGTAAACTCAGTATTAGGACAGAACCTATATACTGTAGGAGGATAGCAAACAATTAGGTAACCTATTTATAATAAACAAAAATACATAACATGGGATTAATAGACTTATTACCAAACTCGAATTTAGGATTAGCAGGACAGACTCCAGGATTAACACCACAAGGAGATCCTACATCAACTCTACACAAAGAGTATTCGATTAACGGAAACCCAAACCAGACAGGAGTATTTCCAGTTCCATCACAATTGGATCTAGATGGAATAACACCTGACAAATACATGGATAACCTTCCAGGATAAAACTTAACAAATGTCAAAAGGACTTCTTACTCTCCAAACGGACTTAAAAAGTCTACGTTATGGAAACGATAAACCGTACGTTACTAAGGACATCAACAATGCTCCCTCTAGTAACCAAACCGGTATGCAAGTAACTAAGCGTATAGATGACTTATCTAGAATCGCTCAAATGCTTGTTGACCGTCCAGGTTTAGCACACCTATCAAACGAGGCTTTACTTAAACAAGTAGGAGTTCAAGATAGATTTGAAAAATCCAGAAAGAGTGGAAAGTCGGTTGCGGGAGCTTTACTAAAAGAGTTAGGAGGTACAGCCCTTACTACGGTAAAGGTAGTTGGATCAACTATTGCTCAAGTTCCAGTAAACGGAACAGGTACCCATTTCTTAAGAGGATTTAGAACGGATACATATCTACAGCCAACAAACGGAAACCAATTCTCACAATTTGCATCATTCTTTGGAGCTGGTGGAGTAGAGGGAGCACCTTCTGCTATTAAAGGACAGGAGATTGTAGGTACTGTAGAATCAGCCTTACTAGATGTAAGTAGCAGCTTTCAGTATAATGCACCTGTTCGTACAAGTAATTTTGGAATCAAAAATTGGAACGAGATTCCAAATAAAAAAATAGAAGACGTATTACCACCTTTAAGAGGTTCTGAACTAGCTAAGGATGGTAGCATTATTTCAGTTACACAGCCACAAAAAGTAACTCAAATAACAGGAGGCGGAACAGCAGAGATTCCAGATGGAGTAATAGAGCTACCTACAAGCAGTTCAATCAATAACGAGACATCTAGAGAAACTACAATAGCTCCAGGTAAATTAGGAAGATCAGTAGATAACATAGTATCGAACTACCACGGACCTAAGGGAATATTACAGGATATACAAGATAAGTCTAGTGAAGGTTCAACATACACTCAACAGAAGAGTCGAGTAGGCTCAAAGAACGTAAACGTAACTAAGGAACTTAGAATTACTTTAGGAGATCAAGGAGCAATAAGTACTGACGCAAACTATCAAGATGCGAGAAGATCTAACAAGTATTGGATACAAAGCGATACAATAAACCAAGCTGAGGTTGATAAGCTAAACGCATTAGATGTTCAGAATTATAAAGTAGATGGAGAAACCGTAGGACGAGACATTGTAAAATTTAGATTTCACGTAATAACACCAGACGAGAGTGAGAAGGTACTGTACTTTAGAGCCTACCTAGACTCCTTTGCAGATAACTACTCAGCACAATGGAATCCGGTTAAGTACTTAGGTAGAGCAGAGGATTTTCAAATCTATGGTGGTTTTCAAAGAAAAATTACCTTATCTTTCAAAATAGCTGCAGCTACAAGGGCAGAGATGAAGAGTATCTACAGAAAGATGGTATACCTAGCATCTACAACAGCACCAACTTACGCAGACGGTGGACAGTTTATGAGAGGGACCCTTACTAAAATGACAGTAGGAGATTACGTGTATGAGCAACCAGGAGTACTTAATAGTGTGAACTATACTTGGAATATAGACTATCCTTGGGAAATTGCAATGAATGAGCCAGAAAAAGAAGGTGATCAAACTATGCAAGAGTTACCAATGGTAATGGATTGTAGTATAGATTTTACACCAATTCATACATTCACTCCAACAACAGGAATTAAGAATAAACTATTTACAGCATCTGAGCTAGGAAAGCCAAACTACTTCTTAGACTAAGTATATGATAAGATACCAAGACATACCAGTAACACAATCTAAACAAGGCAAGTCCTACAGAGAGACGGTAATATACCCTGCTGTACCCAATTCAGAAGCAGACTACTACATCATCACAACAGGAGGAGATCGTTACGACACATTAGCACAGCAGTTCTACAATGATAGTACCCTATGGTGGATTATTGCAGCAGCAAACAACTCAGAAAGAGCATCACTATTCGTCGAACCAGGAATTCAACTAAGAGTACCAGGTAATGTAGAGGACATCATAAATTCGTTTAGACAACTTAATAAATAATATGGCTGGAGGAAAAGTTATAGGAGGACCTTTTGATAATAAGGTAATTAACCAGTTAAGTGTTAGGAGTCACATACTTAGTAAGACTGCTAGAACTAACGATGACCTACTATACCTAGCAGGTAGAACAGGTTGGGCAAAACTATCATCAGGAGTAAACATAGACGGATATACCGAACTAGCTAAAGCTAATATACTTATTGGAGGCATACTAGGCAGAACAGGTACAAATAGCTACGATAATTCAACAGGACCAACAGGTAGAGGATTTAGACCAATGCCAGGTATTACGGGAGTTACCGTAAGATCAATCAACCGATTTGGAGTACTAAAAGAAGCAACAATTACCTACAACTGTTGGGATGTATCTCAATTACAGGAACTTGAGTTACTTTACATGAGACCAGGATTCACAGCATTGCTTGAATGGGGACACAGTATTTCAGCTAAAGGAGGTGGTATTTTCGATAAAGTACCTCAAACAGTAAGCACATTCTTCAACGGTAAGTCAACTAAGGAGGATATATACAAAGAGATTGAGAGCTTAAAAGAAAGTAGTTCATGTAACTATGATGGTATCTTAGGATTTGTTAAGAACTTCTCATGGAGCTTTAGACCGGATGGTGGATACGACTGTACTACCACTCTAGTATCTATAGGGGAGATTATGGAGTCACTGACGATTGACATGGACACTCCTTCCCTAACTACTCAAGCTACGGTAGACAGCACAGAGACAGCACCAGCTACAGTACTACAATCCATATTAAAGACGATACAAACTCAGGAACCAGGACAGGTGTGGGACAGTGTACAGAGTGAATACAGTACATTTGCTAGCAAGTACCTAAAATTAGGAGGAAGACCTCAGATAGATATAGCCAAGCTATTTTTCAATAACATAACAGATCCTACATTAGCCCCAAAAGAAGGGAGGTTGGAATTTAGTTACATATCTCTACGTACATTTTGTGAAATACTAAACGGAGTAGGATTAGTAGATACCAATGATAAGAGTATTATTAAACTAAACACAGATATAGCTCCAAGAGGCGAAAAGAGCGATACACCACTTTGTAGATATAGGTCATTCAAATTCCACACATCAGCAGATCCAGGAGTATGCATACTGCTATCACCAGGTACATCTGCTTGGTCATTCCCAGATACCCTATATTACCAACTCCGCAAAAATCTCGAAGGATCTTCAGATGAGATACTAAATATTCAAATGAATGTTACGTACCTATCGAGAGTAGTAGATACTCTATTACATGGACCTAAGGAAGGTAGAACATTGAACAACCTATTTGCTCCAATCTTTGCACAACTAAATGATGTAATGGGAGGTATCAATGATATCAACTTCTACTACGATGAGAGTAAATTTACCTACTACATAGTGGACCGAAATGCTCAAGTAGAGCAAAAGGATGTGTCGCTACTAAATGTAACAGGACTAAAGTCAACAGTAACTAAGTTCGACTTTGTAACCAAACTATCTCCAGCACTGACCACTATGGTTGCCATTTCTGCACAAGCAGGAGCAGCTGACGTAGGTCTAGAGGCTGAAGCATTACTAAGATGGAATGAGGGATTAACTGATAGGATTTTAGGAACAAAGAAAATTAAAGTAGAAGGACTACCAGCATCAACACCTCAAGCACAATCTACGACAGCCTTTTCTAAGGGAATTGCGTTAGCACAAAAACAAGCAGCTGCCGAAACCGATCCTGTTAAACTAAGAGAGGCTGAGCAGAAAACAAGAAGGGATACTATTAACAAAGCATTAGCTAAGTGCTACAATAGTAGTGGAGAATATGATAGAGAAAATATAGATTTAGCAAAGACACAGTATAACTACTTTGCAACAACTTACATACAGAATCACAACGAAGAGAGTGAAAACAATAAGACAGCAGGTCCTGCCGGAATTATTCCATTTGAAATGACACTAGAGATGGACGGTATCTCAGGAATAAAGATAGGACAAGCGTTTAAGATTAACGATGCTATTATGCCTGCAAAGTATAATGGAGTTGTAGGATTTATTGTAACAGGTATTGACCATGCTATTGCAGGTAATAGGTGGACAACAACCTTAAAAGCTCAAACTATCGTATTACAGGGTAAGTTGAAGACAAACTCAACACTTACCTCTTCTCAGAACAATAAAGGGTTTTCTACAAATAAGAGAAGAGGAATACAAACAGCAGCACCTACATCGGCTAAAAAACTAGCTTCTTTTGGAAAAGTAAGTGACAGTGTACCAATTCATGCTAAACCTATTTTGGATACAATAGCATACACTGAAGGTACTGCAGCAGTAGGAAGTAATGGATACGATGTAATAGTAGGATTTGAACGACTACCAGGTTGGACAGAGGACTACAAACAAGGACATCCTAATAAGGTAGTGAATCTTAGCAGAACACTAGCTAGTAGTGCAGCAGGAAGATACCAGTTTCTATCAACTACTTGGAAGAGCTTAAAGCTAGGTAGCTTCAACAAATCTAACCAAGATTTAGGAGGATGGAATCTCGTACAAAAACAAACTGCTGTTAAGACTAGTTTTGAAGTAGCAAAAGCACAAATAAGTTCTAACAAAGTTGATGTAAACAAAAACCCAGGCTTCCTTAGCTTCTTAGATGGTAACTATGCAGTATGGGCTAGTTTAGTAAATAGAAATGGAGAAGCAAGGTACGGAGGACAAGGAGGATCGTTAAATCCTGCAGATATATACAAAGTGTATATAGAAGCTGTAAAAAAATATACATAGGAATACACATGGCAACTAACCTACTACCGAAAAGCAGTAATAAACATACCTACGTACCAAAGGGTAAGTACAAAAAAGCTAAACACACTTCTGGCGGTGAGTTTGTAACGACATTGGACAAACAACCGTATACAGGATACTATATCGAGATATACGGAGGACAGTATCGTGCTGGAAAAACTCCTGAAGATAGAGGTGCAGAGTTAAGTAAAGTATCTAGTAGTATTGCCACTATAAAGAAACTACTACCAGTTGTAGCCACTTTAGCTGCAGGACTATTCAGTAGAAAGCTAACAAAACGAGAGATAGACTCAGGAGTTGCAAAAAGGTACTTCCTACAGAATAGAGTTAACAGCAAGATCCAGGAAGTAGACGAACCAACATATAATGCTGCAAAAAGAGAATTACCTAATAGGGTATTTGCACAAGTAGATTGGATTGTAAAAGGACCTGCAGAGGATAAGATGTTTGGTCAGTATAAGTATGAAGGAGCAGAAAGTAGAAACAAAAGAACAATCCAGGACTTAGAAAAGCAAGTACCAGGTATCTCTACTTTTATAACAGATTACAAATACCTAGTACAGGAACCAGTGGTCGTAGACAAACAAGCTACTACTTCACAAACTATAATAGAAGAGGATCCAACAATACAGTTAGACAATTCACGAAAAGCGAATTTCGATACTAGAAAATAAAATAACCAAAAGGCTTGCTTCCGCAGGTCTTTTTTGTTATATTGTAATAAAGGTTATAGCAAATGTTTTATATAATAGAAACACCAGAGCAAATTCAGCTCTTAAAAAATCTAGGCAGGAAAGGAGGATACGTAGAAGTCATTTCAACAAATGATAACTACCATCCACTACTTACAACTACCGTAGCAGTATACTTACGACCTTTAGATCACCCAGAGGGATACATTATTCCAATATGTCATGATGAAGGACTCAACGTTAGCAAAGACTGTGTCTACGACATACTAAAGCATTACACAACACTTTTTACGTTCAACAAGAAAGAGTTGATGTATCACTTTGTATTACCTGCAGTAACAGATATATCGTTGCTATATGCAATGACAAACTACAATAGACTAGAACTTCCAAGATTAAATTCAACATGTACTTGGTACTATAGTCGATTTGCACATTTTAAAGACATAAACGTTATCATTCCACTAGCAAAGTTATTTGAGAGATGTGAGGATAACTACGAAGCACTAAAAGGCATATTGCAATATGAAATACCAAATGGATTTAGCTTCTACAACAAGACAGCTACTTCTGTATTTTTTATGATTGAAAGATCGGGGTTGAGAGTTACATACCAATCATTCATCGAGTTATTCAAACCAAACAATCCAGTATACAATATTGAGGATAACATAGCGTACACATCGTACAACTTATATAACAATACTTCACGTCCCACTAATACATTCAACTCAGTTAACTTTGCAGCAATACCAAAAGCACCTGAGTTTAGAAAAGCAATCATTCCACAGAATGATGTGTTTGTAGAAATGGACTTTGATGGATACCACTTAAGGTTACTGTGTGAGCAAATAGGGTATGAGCTTACAGAGGAGTCCGCACACGTACAGTTAGCTAGATTGTATTTCGGAAAAGATGAAATAGCTGAGGAGGAGTATGCAAAAGCAAAACAAATCAACTTCCATGCGATATACGGTAAGATACCTCAGGAGTATGCCTTTCTCGAAGTGTTCGATAAGATCGAGAAGTACATTGCTAAACTTTGGAAGCAATTTAATGAGCAGGGCTATGTAGAAGATCCAATATCAGGAAAACGATTTACAAAAGACCTACCTGAGATGCATCCACAAAAGTTGATGAATTATATGATGCAAAGTTTGGAAACCAGTAGGAATATCCTTATATTAAAGGATGTGCTAATGTTCCTGCATAACAAGAAGAGTAAGCTAGCTCTGTACACGTATGATGCAATAGTATTCGACTTCGATAAGTCAGATGGAAAGGAGACACTAGAGCAGCTAGAGACCATAATGAATCAAGGAGGGAAGTACCCAATAAAGTTTAAATATAGTAATAACTTAGTTTTATAGAATAAATCATATTTATAAATGACACAAAATACATTAACACCAGCAAAGTTCGATTACGATATCGACACAATGTTCAACTTTACAGATATGAGTAACAAGTTATTCTGTACTTTCTCCTCAGAAGATCAACTAGAAGAGGTACTAAGTACTATACAAGGAAAATATAAAATAATCTATAATAAAATATTTGTTTTATATTCCAAAAGCCAAGACGAGTACATATGTACATATAACGTTGACTTCGGTAATATTTCTAATTTTATCGATAATACAATCCTAGTTCATAGAAAAAAGGAATCAAACACCCTATATACAATCAATTCATTGAATAGATTAATCGAATCATTGAATGGAGGAGTACTTGATATCAGTTTCAAAGTAAATTGGAACGATTATCAAAACTGTATTTTGTTAACTAAAGGAGCAGAGCTTAAAAGAGTTAACACAAAATTGCATAGAATTATAGAATTATAGTTGCATATTAGCATTCTATTTCCTATATTACACAAATAAGAGTTTTAATTTAAAATTAGTTACATTATGGATTTAAACGCAATTAAATCAAAATTAGCTGCTCTAAACAGCAGCGGAAACCAAGACAAAGAGAAAGTCGACTTTGACAAAATCTATTGGAGACCAGCTACCGGAAAATCAACAATCCGAATCGTACCTTCAGCTTTCAATGCTGCAGATCCTTTCACAGAGATCAAACTACACTACAACATAGGTAAATTCCCTATGGTATCTCTTTCTAACTACGGAAAGCAAGATCCAATTGAAGAGTTTGTAAAAGAGTTGAGAAAGACATCTGACAAAGACAACTGGTCATTATCAGGTAAA